AAAAGAATCAAGCCTCAAATACCGGAATGCCAACAGGGATAAAGCGAAGGAGCGTGGCCGGGGGTATTACGTGGCCAACCGTGACAAGCTACGGCTTCGCCAAGCTAGGTACTACCGGGCGAACCCAGAGGCGGTACGTCAAAGAAACGACGCGTGGATTAAGGCCCATCCAGAGGTGGCCAGGGTGAAAACAGAGAACCGTCGCGCACGAAAGCTCGCAGTCGGAGGAAAGCTGTCAAAGGGCCTAGCGAAGCGGCTGCACGAACAGCAGGGTGGCGCCTGCGCTTGCTGTGGGCAACTGCTGAACGGTAAATACCACTTGGATCACATCATGCCGTTGACCCTTGGCGGAGCGAATACCGACGACAACATCCAATTGCTGCTTCCGAAGTGCAACATGGAAAAAGGGGCCATGCACCCAGACGAGTTCATGCGCATGCACCGCGGTTGATCGAGAGGGGTTGCCATACGCTCCACGGCAACAGGAGCCCGTCATGGACGATTACCCAGCAGCAGACTACATCCCGCAACAGGGCGTCAATGGCGTGAGCTACAGCCAGCGCCTCTTCAGCGAGGAGGTGGCCATCGCTCTGGCCATGAACGGTGACCCTTTGTCCGATGTCCGTCAACCAGGCTACGAGTTCTCCAATGGAACACGATTCGACACCCCACCAAACCCTTATGCACCAGCTATCTGACCCGTACCACGCATTGCCCATGGCTGTGCGTCAGTATTACAGCGAGCGGGAATACCTGTTTTTGACAGACGACCAGAAGGCTGGCCTATTGCAAGCCGAAACGGAGCCAGACCAAGAATGAACGTCACCCCCAACATCCAGCTCCACGGTGAGCAGAACAACATCCTGCTGACCAACGAGTACATGTCGCCAGAGGACAGCGTGGCCGAGGCCTACGACCTGGCCAAGTCCAAGGACATTGGCGAGGCGCTCAACAACGCCTACCCAGGTCACCTGTGGGCCGTGCGTGTGCAGAGCAAGCAGGGCATTGCCACGGTGCACAACATGGCACTGAGCGACCAGTGGGGCTACGTGATCAAGCTGGACAACGTGTACAGCGCATCGCACCTGGTCAAGCGCGGCATTGATGCCGGCGGCGAGATTCTGGAGCGCTTCAAGGTCGCCCGTGGCCGGGTGGATGACGACAAGATGGACAGCCTGCAGCGCGACTTCGCTGGGCGCGTACTCGGAGACAAATCAAAATGATGGACGACAAAACTGCCCTACAGCTTGCGCGTGACGCCGAGAAGGGCAGCACGTCCTACTTCGACGCCAACATCAGGCCAAACCTCGAGCGTGACATTCGCCAGTTCAACAGCCGGCACAACCCCGACAGCAAGTACATGTCCGACGCGTACAAGTCGCGTGCACGCTTCTACCGGCCCAAGACCCGCAGCATGGTGCGCAACGGCGAGGCCACCGCGGCCGAGGCCTTCTTCAGCACGGCCGACGTGGTCGACATCACCGCTGAAGACGAGCGCGACGAAGCCCAGCAAGTCAGTGCCGAGGTCATGCTCGAGCTGCTGAACTACCGCCTGAAGAAGACCATACCCTGGTTCCAGACCTGTATCGGCGCCTACCAGGACGCCATGGTGCAGGGCACGGTCATCAGCCACCAGGCGTGGGAGTACGACGAGGCCAAGGGCATTGACCAACCGGTCATCACCCTGATCCCGCTCGAGAACTTTCGGTTTGACCCAGGTGCCGACTGGATTGACCCGGTAGGCACATCGCCCTACCTGATTCGCCTGATGCCGATGTATGTGCGCGACATCAAGCGTCGCATGCGGCCAGGCGCAGATGGCACGCCAGCGAAGTGGAACACCCTGTCAGACGGCCAGATGCTCTCGGCTGCACGCAAATACGACTCCACTCGCATGCTGCGTGAGGACAACCGCATGAACAGCGCGGACGCGGTCACGGCCATCACCGACTTCACGATCGTCTGGGTGCACATGGTCATCATGGCCGACGAGGACACCGGCGAAGACGTGATGTATTACACGCTCGGCACCGAGTTCCTGCTGTCAAGCCCAGTGCCACTGACCGAGCAGTATGCCCACGGCAAACGCCCCTTCGTGATTGGCAAGGCCGTCATCGAGACGCACAAGAACTGGTCGGCTGGCCCGGTTCGCCTGGCGCGCGACACCATCGCCGAGATCAACGAGATCAGCAACCAGCGCGTGGACAACGTCAAGCTGGCCATGAACAAGCGCTACTTCGTCAAGCGCAACAAGCAGGTGGACATTCGCTCGATCACCCGCAACGTGGCAGGCTCGGTTACCCTGATGGATGACCCCGAGCTCGATGTCAAGGTGGTCAGCACACCCGACGTGACGTCCAGCAGCTACCAGGAGCAGGACCGTTTGAACATGGACTTCGACGAGGTCACAGGGTCAATGTCCCAGTCCAGCGTACAGGCCAACCGCAAGCTCAACGAGACAGTCGGCGGCATGGAGATGATGGACGCCGGCGCCAACAAGGTCCAGGCCCTGCAACTGAAGACGTTCATTGAGACCTGGGTGGAGCCTGCGCTGTACCAACTGATTCTGCTCGAACAGTTTTACGAGACCGACGAGAACCTGATTCGCCTGGCGTCGAGCAAGTCCAAAGGCTTTCAGAAAGCCGGCATGAACGAGGTCACAGACGAGATGCTGATGGCCGCCATGACCATGACTGTGAGCGTGGGCATGAACGCCACCAGCCCAAGCCAGAAGATCAACAACCTGATGACCGGCATCCGCGGCGTCAAGGAAGCCCTGGCCGACGGCACACTGGAGAAGTACGGCGTGGACCCGGTCGAGGTCATCAAGGAAGTGTTTGGCGCGCTTGGCCACAAGGATGGCGGGCGCTTCTTTGCCAACGTCGAGAACCAGGACCCTCAAGTGCAGTCCCTGCAGCAACAGGTTCAGCAGTTGCAGCAAGCACTGGACGCGAAGCACCCGCCCGAACTGCTGGCCGCGATGGTCAAGGAGCTCGAGGCCAAGGTGTCCTACATCAACAAGCAAGGCGACAAGGTCGATGCCGACAAGGTGGCCACCGGTGTGACCAGTGCTTACGCAGCCATGCAAGCCGCTGAGGTCATTGCCTCCGTGCCGCAAGTGGCGCCGATCGCCGACAAGATCATGCAGGCCGCGGGCTACCAGGTGCCAAGCCCAACGGGCGTTGACCCCAACTTCCCCGAGACAGCGCAGATGGCGGGCGGTCTGGCCGCGTCCCCCCTGGCGCCGGCAGCCGCCGAAGCCATGCAGTCTGGCCCTGTTGACATTGGCCCGAGCAGCAACAGCTCGCCGATGTTCCCAGGCAAGTCGGCCATGCCGGCGAGCCCGATGGCAGGCGCCAAGGACGGTATCGAAACCCAGCGTGCCGATGGCATGCAACCAGGGGTGACAGGTGCCTAAATCCACACCCGGCAAGCTCGCCTACCAGGCTGCCTACAACGCCCAGCCCAAGCAGGTGGCAAAACGCGTGGCGAACAACGCCGCTCGCCGGTCGGCCATCAAGGACGGCAAGGTCAAGGTGGGCGACTCCAAAGACGTGGCGCACAAGACCAGCCTGGAGAACGGCGGCAAGAACAAGCCCGGCAACCTGATCATCCAGGCGGCAAGCGCAAACCGCGGCTGGCGTGCGGGCAGCGCGAGCTACAACCCGGATAAATGACTCTGCACGAAATGCGCGCATCGTGAGGGGCGCTGATAACTTCGCCCCATGAGTGAAACTTCCACACCCTCCGACGACCTGCAAAAGCAGGGTAGCGCGCTGCACAAGGCCATTGATTTTGGCTTTCAGGTGCAAGCGTTCCTGGACAGCGACGTCGGGAAGTTCCTGATCGCACGCGCTGAGGCGCAAGTCGACGGGGCCACCGAACAACTCAAGCGCGTGAACCCGGACAACCCGACTCAGATTCGCGCACTGCAGCACCTGGTGAATGTGGGAGAAGACATCCAGTATTGGCTGGCCGATGCCATCCATGCCGGGTACGCCGCTCAAGACGAGCTCATCGACCAATCCAACTAGGAACCACAATGCCCGAACTCATGCTGTCCGACGCTATCGATCAAGACGTGTCAGACGAACAATCCAACGAAGCCAAGCCATCTGCGCGCGAGCTCATGATGGAGAAGATCGCCGCCGATAACATGGGCCGCGTCAAGAACGACTTCGATGGCATGGATGAGGACATCGACCCGGAAGACCCGGATGCGGAGCAGGTCAAGCTGCAGGCGCCAAAGCCTGACGACAAGCCCACCACCCAGGTGCACAAGCTCAAGGTCGATGGCGAAGAGCGTGAAGTGACCGACGACGAGCTCATTCGCTCCTATCAAAAGAACGCGGCAGCAGACCGACGGCTTGAAGAAGCCACCAACCTGCTGCGCGAAGTGACTGCACGCGAGGCGCAACTGGCCGCCCAGGTGCAAGCACCCACCAAGATTCAACCGCCGGACACCAACCCTGATGTCCGTGCGCAGGTGAAGACCGCCCTCTCGAAGCTGTACGAGGGGGACGAAGACAGCGCAACTGAAGCATTGGCCGAATTGTTCATGAAAAACAACCGGGGCGGCGACCAGCCTACCCCTGTTGCTCCAAACATCGACATCGACCAGCTAAAGGTGCAGATTCAGCAAAGCATGGACATCGACAAAGCGTTTGCGACGATCCAATCCGACTACCCGGACCTTATCAACGACCCAGACTTAGAGATGCTGACGGCCATGAAGATCAATCGCTCTGTTGCAAGCGGCACGCCGCGCGCTCAGGCAATGATCGATGCCGCCAATGAAGTCTACAAGTCGGTCGGCAAGGTACCCACCGGGCGCCAGGATGACGCGCAGAAACCAAGTCCGTCCAACAGGCTGGGAAACAAACAGAGGCTGGACCTCGTTAAGCCCGCCTCTGGGGTAGCAAGCAGCAAGGCGACGCCAACCGAGGAAAACGCCTCGGACGTTATCGCTGAGATCGCTGCACGACGCCTGGGCCAATCAATGCCCCGGCGTGGAACGTAACTTTTATAAATTTGGAGAAATATCATGGCTGGTCAAGTATGGGTAACCAACAACCTCGGGGGCTACATGTGGTCCCCCAATCTGTCCAAAGTCCTGCGCCAAGCGCTGCAGCCTTTGGTCAAGTTCCGCCAGTTTGCGGACGTGAAAGACGCTGCCGTTCAAGGTAAGGGCAAGGGTCAAGAGTACCACTGGAACGTCTACAGCAATGTGGCCACCCAGGGCGCAGCACTGGTGGAAACTACGGCCATGGCCGAGACAAACTTCACCATCACCCAGGGCACGATGACCATCACCGAGTACGGTAATGCCGTCCCCTACACCGGCAAGCTCGACGACCTGTCCGAGCATCCGGTCAAGGAGATCATCCAGAAGGTGCTCAAGAACGACGCCAAGAAGACGCTGGACCAAGCTGCTTACGACCAGTTCGCAGCCACGCCTCTGCGTGTGATCGCGGCCGCCGGTACTGACACCTCGGCGGTGACGTTGTTCGTCAACGGTACTGTCACCGGTGTCAACAACGTGGCGATGGGCAAAGAGCACGTCAAGACCATTGTGGACACCATGAAGGAGCGCAACATCCCGCCTTACGAGGCAGATGACTACTTCTGTATTGCGCACCCCACCACCTTCCGGAAGTTCAAGAACGACCTGGAAGGCATCAAGGTGTACATCCAGGAAGGCTTCCAAATGATCATGAACGGCGAGATCGGCCGTTATGAGTCCACTCGTTTCATCGAGCAGACCAACATCGCCAAGGCCTCGTGGTCGAACGCCAAGTCCAACTGGGCGTACTTCTTCGGCGCCGACACAGTGGCCGAGGGTATTGCGGTGCCTGAAGAGATGCGCGGCAAGATTCCTACCGACTATGGCCGCTCGCGTGGTATCGCCTGGTATTACCTTGGTGGGTTCGGGTTAGTTCACTCGGTAGCTGCTAACGGTCGTGTCCTGAAGTGGGACAGCGCGTCTTAAACGCCACAACCCAAGAGAGAGCCCACTTCGGTGGGCTTTTTTACGCCCGCGATTAGGAGGGGCTGCGGGAGACTTGGGGCATCGAACAGGAGCTGCCATGTCAAACACCCTTCAAGACCTCACCACATCGCAGGTGATGGTCGACCAGAAATCCACTTTCTCTTCCGATGGCCTGGCTTCTGCCGGCGTCACCATGGCCGACATGAACCGCGGCTTCACAGCCGAATCGCTCGGTGATGAGGGGCGATGCGATGCTGACGGCACCAACTATGTTGGCGACCAGTTTGCCCGCGAAGGCTTCGCCGGCACCAACAGCAAATACAAACGCATCTAAGGGCACACCATGAACGAAGACATCAAAACACGCGCGTCTCTCAACGCAGTCGGCAACGGCGCCCTTGGCGGCCCCATGGGCAATGCCGGCACCGGCACTGGACTGCAGGCAGGCATGGGTTGCGACATCGGCATGGACGCCACCAACAGCATGGGCAGCATCACGGCTGACACCCTTAGCTGCATGCCAATGGAGGCGAGCGAGGAGTCCTACCAGTTCAGCGCGCCCCAGCTCCCCATGGCCACACCTGGTCGCATGGGCTCGCTCAATCTGGGCGACTGACCATGGCCAAGCTGGACAAAACCAAACCTTACGGCGAAGTCGCTGGTGCTATGGAGTGCGGCACGCGCTTCTTCCAGGACGACAAGCGCTTTGATGTGAACGGCAACGAGATCGCCACCGGCGCCCCCGCCAAGGCCAAGGGTGGCAAGCCAGTGCACTCCAAGCAAGCCGACCTGGCCGACGAGCAAATCGCAGAGCAACTCAAGGACCTGACCTGACATGACCTGGAATGCCGCAGACCCACAAGGCCAAGAGGCCGACAAAGTCAAGTACGAGCTGATCCCCTACACCCGGGGCATCGTGCTGGACCTTGGCTGCGGCCCGCGCAAGGCCTTCCCCCACTTCCTCGGGGTCGACTCGTGCAAGGACACTGAGCTGTTTGGCATCCCAATCCGGCCAGACCTCAAGGTGGAAGACTGCGCAGACCTGAGCAACACTATCGAGGACGCCAGTGTCGACGGCGTGTTCTCGAGCCACCTGCTTGAGCACATTGTTGACTACAAGGCAGCGCTGAAGGACTGGTGGAGGTGCCTCAAGGTGGGTGGCTACCTGACGCTGTACCTGCCACACAAAGACCTCTACCCGAACGTCGGCACTGCCGGCGCCAACCCCGACCACAAGCACGACTTCGTGCCACAGGACATCATCGATGCGATGGCTGACCTGGGGGGCTGGGACTTGGTTGTCAACGAGGAGCGCAACGAGCGGCGTGAATACTCCTTCTTGCTGGTGTTCCAGAAGTGCAAGCACGACATGCACCTGCAGTCCTGCCAGTTGCCCAAGCCCAGCAAGACTGCTTGTGTCGTAAGATTTGGGGGATTTGGCGATGTTTTACAGGCCGCCAACGTATTACCCACGCTCAAGGACCAGGGCTACCACGTCACCGTGATGTGCACCCCCAAGGGCAAGGACGTGATCAAGGCTGACCCCCACGTCGACGCCTGGCACATCCAGGACACTGACCAGGTTCCCAACACCGAGCTGGCCATCTACTTCGACGTGATGGGCAAGAAGTTTGACCGCTTCATCAACCTGTGTGAGTCTGTTGAAGGCACGCTGCTGGCCATGCCGGGGCGTATGAACCACACCTGGAACCACGCTGCGCGCGACAAGCACATGGGCGTCAACTACCTGGAGTTCACCGCCGACCTGGCTGGCGTGCCCTACGAGAGTCGGCTGAAGTTCTACCCGACCAACCGCGAGGCCAAGGACGCCAAGGCGCGCCTGGGCCGCGGTCTTAACGTGGTGTGGGCGCTGTCGGGCTCGAGCCAGCACAAGTTCTACCCCGGGCAGGATGCTGTGATTGCCAACATTCTGGCGAACCACAAAGACTGCCGCATATTCCTGGTGGGCGACCAAGCCTGCCGACTCCTGGAGATGGGTTGGGAAAAAGAGAAGCGCGTCGTACCCCTGTCGGGTGCGCTCAACATCCGCGACACCCTGGCCCTGGCCAAGGTCGCTGACGTGGTGGTTGGGTGCGAGACGGGTGTGCTCAATGCTGTCTCGTTCGAGGCCAACCGCAAGGTGGTCCTGCTGTCGCACTCCAGCCACGAGAACCTGACAAAGCACTGGGAGAACACCTTCGTGATGGTCCCGCCACCCACGCTCAAGTGCTACCCATGCCACCGGTTGCACCACACGATGGAGTTCTGCCACGAGGACGCCGAAACAGGATCGGCCATGTGCCAACGCCTGATTGACCCGATCGACGTGTACGGGGCCATCGTTCATAAGGATGCCAAATGACACTCGCAGAACTGCGCGATAGGTTCAGGCTCGAAGAGTTCGATACGACGCTGCCCTACCTGTGGTCGGACGTTGAGCTGAACACCTGGATCAACGAGGCCCAGGATGAAGCCTGCCGACGCGCGCTGCTGCTCGTGGACTCCAAGTCGCGTGCGGCCAAGGTGGCCTTCCCCGCCGGGGCTACTGGCATCACCCTGCACCCGTCAGTGATTTTCATCCGCCGCGCCACGCTTGCGTCCAACAACATACCGTTGCAGCCGCGGGTTTCGCGCTACATGGACGAGGAAGTGCCAGGGTGGGAAGGCTCAATGCCCAGCAAGGTGCGCGTGTTCGTCCCCGACTGGCAGACCGGCTACTTGCGCTTTTGGCCACCATCCGTCGCCGCCGACACGGTCAACATGACTGTGGTGCGCGCACCAATGGCCCCGGCAGAAGACGGTGACCAGATGGAAATACCGCTGCGTTATCAGCCGTTTCTTCTTGACTGGGTGCGCTTTCGTGCCTACCGCAAGCAAGACGCTGAGGTGTTCAACGCCGACAAATCAAAGCAGAGCGAAGCCTCTTTTGTGGCTCAGTTCGGCCCCGCGTCTGCAGTGAACGAGCACTGGGCGCTTGAGCAGTATTACGACCTCGGGCACAACTGATCATGGCCACCATCCAAGCTCGCGCCCTCATGATCTTCTGGGCCATCGACCACCTGCTGCTGGCCCTGTTCACGCTCGGCCGCTGCAAGCCGTATGAGATGGTGAGCAGCGCACTGTGGGCACTGGATTGCCAGGGTAAGTTCTTCGGCAAGCTGCTGCGCCCGGTCGTCGACTTCCTCCTTCGCCCACTCGGGCCTAACCACTGCCGAAACTCATATTTCTGGCAGATCAATCTTTACGAAGGTGTGAAGTCATGAGCGATCCCATCGAACACCGCGTAACGCGCCTGGAAGACGGCGTTGACCGCCTGGCTGACACGCTCTCGCATCACAGCGCCCAGATTGACACCAAGCTCGACGGCATTGCCACACTGCTGACAAGCCTGGTGCGGATCGAAGAACGCCAGGGTGTCGTCAATGCGCGGCTCACCGAAGGCGCTGAGACCATGCGTGGTCATGAGGTGCGCATCCACAACATCGAGGTCAAGATGCCCGGGTTGTTGGAAAAGTCAGGCTGGTTCATCGCGGGCATTTTGGGCATCCTCGCCCTGCTCGGCACGCTGGTTTTTAACAAGGTGGTTGCATGAAACAACTCTACGACCTATACGCCGAACTGTGGCGCGAGTGGCTTGACATGTGGGGGTTCTCAGAATGAACGCCATCCTCCAACGCCTGAAAAGCAAGACCTACTGGACGGCCATCATTGGCGCTTTGTTGGTCATCATCGAGCAAAACAGCGGCGTGTTTTCTCTGTACCTGCCTACTGAAGTACGCACTGCTGCGGTGATGCTCTGGCCGGTGCTGATGATCGCCCTGCGTGAAGTTACTACCTCTGCACTGGGGGACAAATGAGACTCACCGAACACTTCAGCCTGGAAGAATTCACGCACAGCCAGACGGCTGACCGTCTTGGCTTGAATAACGTGCCTGATGCCCTTGTGATCCAACGCCTGCGCAGCGTAGCGCATGGGCTTGAAATGATCCGCACGCTGATCCAGTGTCCTATCACCATCAGCAGCGGCTTCCGTAGTTTGTTGGTCAATCGTGCTGTAGGGG